CAGAAAACTGGATTGGTATGCGTTCAGCGCAGATCCCGCTGAACTCACCGCTCGGGTTGAAAAAGTTTGCCGTAGGGCATTGCGTCACATAGTGCCTACAGACTTTAGTAGGTTTGATGGAACACGCTCAAGGTGGTTGAATGAGCTAGTTTTGCGCTTTCTTAAAGCATACTTCGCAGTCGATCATCATGCGGAGTTGGAGGAGATCTACTGGAAGACGCACAATCAGACCGGCTACACAAGGTATGGCGTTAAGTACGACCAAGGTGACGGGGAGGCCTCTGGATCCCCCGACACATCACTCTCAAACACCATCATTAACGCCTTTGTTGCCTATGTTGCGTTCCGGTTGACGATCATCAATGGACGGCCCATGACACCAGAAGAGGCCTACCAGTCAATTGGTTTGTATGGAGGAGATGACGGCATCACGGGTGATGTGGATGTTGACACCTACACCCGAGTCTGTGAAAATTTGGGCTTGAGGATCAAGGCAGAAAAGGTTGACAAGGATCAGACAGTTCCCTTCTTGGGGCGCCTTTGGTACGGACGTTGGGAAGTTGGGATGCTTTCGGTTTGTGACGTCTCACGCCAAGTCATGAAGCTGCACTTAACGACGGCAGGTCGGGAGGTTCCAGACCTTGTGGTTCTCCACCGCAAGGCAACTGGTTATCTCCTCACTGACACTCAGACCCCGTTGTTATCTCATTGGTCACGTGCGGTTCTCCGACTGGTTGAGAATCACAGGCACCTCTTGAAGGGGTTTGAAACGCAAGTCAATCAAGATGCCAGGTGGTTTGAACAATATGCTAACGAAGTCCAATTTGTCACAGAGGATACTCCTAACACGCGGGAGATCATCGCTCAGAACCTCGGTTCCGATGCGGCAACTGTCAACGCGGAGATCGACCGATTGCAAACGGTTGGTGCCCAAAGCTGCATCGAAGACCTATTCCCCGGGCCAATCTTCGGGGGAAAACAAGCAACGACGCTCACCGTTGTTGCAGGAGGGGATCTGCTTCAAGCAGAAGCTCCGAGAGTTGAGGAGGATAGAGCGCGAGTTGCCGAAGTTGCACTCCCTGCAGACCAACGTCCAGCACCTGGTGATGGTGATGGACGGGTTGTTGTGCGTCCGGAAGTACATGCCCGAGCAGCTGACGAACCTGCTGACCAACACGATGCGGCAGCTGCTGGACCTGGCCCGAACATCGAGCCTGAACAACGAGGAGAAGTGGCTCAAGAGCCAGATAGAGAGCGCATTGAGGGAGCCGCCGGAGGAGGAGGAGCTGGAGCAGTTCAGCTTCAAGGAGTTGTGGGAGAGCGGAAGGTTGAGCGTGAAGGTGGCGGACAGCAAGCCGAGAAAAGAAACGACCAGCCCGCAGCCAAGCGACCAGCCACGAACACCAAGAAGCTCACCAAGACCCAGCGACGGAATTTGCGACGAAGAGCAAGAGACGTGCAGCCTATTGAGCGTCAGCTCGATGGACATCGGCTACCTAATGGGAAGCCCAATGGAGGTCGACAGCCTGCCGCAGAGCCCGGCGGTCGTCCTCCTGCCGGCAAGCCCGATGGAGGTCGACAACCCGCCGAACAGCCCGGTGGGAAGAAGGCTGCAGATCGACCAGCTGAACACCCCGCTGGTCCAGCCGCGCCCAAGCGAGCTGCGGTTGAAGATGAAATAGTTGCTGTGTGAGTTTCAGGCTAGGAGAGTAGCG